TGCTCGGCAGGAATAAAAGCGGAACATTGCATCTAGAAGAGGACAAGAAGGGGCTGGCGATTGAGATATCACCACCTGATACGCAGTGGGCGCGGGATTTAATGGAAACCATTAAGCGTGGTGATGTGGACCAGATGTCCTTTGCCTTTCAAGTAGTTAAGGATTCGTGGGATGAATCTGGCAAGGAAAAAATAAGGACTTTAGAGGAAGTCGAATTATTTGATGTATCACCAGTTACATATCCAGCCTATCCGCAGACGGATGTAAAGGTTCGTTCTGTTCTTGAAGAAGCCGGGCTGGATGTGAATCGATTAGCTGTGGTCATGGAAAGGCGCACGGCGACAAACAATGAAGATATAGCGGTAGTCAAACAAGCTATCGATGTATTGAATAGCTACCTTCCCAGGCAAGCGGAAGATTCGGACGGTCAGGGTACTCCTAATGAGGGGTATGTTGAGCGTCTGAAAAAGAAGTGCGAGCTATGGGAGTTTAGCAAAGAAATAAACAAGGAGGTTAAAAATGGAAAAATATCTTGAGTACCAAGCCAAGATAAGCGATGCAAGGACTGAAGGACTTGCTATTTTCGCAAAGGCTGAGACTGAAAAACGGGACACCACCGGAGAGGAAGATACCCGGCTGGAGGAGCTGAGGCAGCGCATAAATAAGCTGGAACGAGAGCGTGACCACTATGTGCAGATGAAGGGCTTACAGCCAGAGATTGAGGCCATGAGCAAAGAGCCGACCAAGCCTAACCCCGAGAACAAAGAGGAGAGTTTCGGGAGCTTTGGTGAGCAACTGATGGCTGTGGTTGAAGCAGCTAGAGGTGGTGGGAAGGTAGACCCGAGGCTAACTACCCGGGCATTAGGGCTTTCGGAAGGCGTTCCTTCCGCTGGAGGCTTTCTGGTACAGACGGATTTCTCAACTGAGCTATTGAAGCGAGTCTATCAAACCGGGGTTCTGGCCAGTCGTTGTCGCAAGATTCCTATTAGTGCTAATGCCAATGGAATCAAGATTAACGGCATCGATGAGTCCACAAGGGTTTCTGGATCTCGCTGGGGTGGATTGCAGACATACTGGTTATCGGAGGCAGGAACCAAATACTCCAGCAAGCCTAAATTTCGCCAGATTGAGTTAAGTCTGAATAAGCTGATTGGGCTTTGCTATGCTACCGATGAACTTCTGCAGGATACGGCAGCCCTGGAATCGATAATCACACAGGCTTTCAGCGAGGAATTTGGCTTTGTGATTGACGATGCTATTGTGAATGGCACCGGTGCCGGGCAGCCTTTAGGGGTGTTAAATTCTGGGGCTTTGGTGACTGTAGGTGCAGAAGCAGGGCAGCCAGCGGCTACTATACTCACCGAGAATATCGTGAAAATGTGGGCAAGGATGTGGGCAAGGAGCCGCCCGAATGCGGTATGGTTCATCAACCAGAACATAGAGCCACAACTATTTACCATGAGCCTGGCGGTAGGGATCGGCGGAATCCCCGTCTATATGCCCGCAAATGGGTTATCGGGCAGCCCCTATGCAAGTCTTATGGGCAGGCCAGTAATTGCCATTGAGCAGTGCCAGACGCTGGGAACTTTGGGCGATATAATCCTGGCTGACATGAGCCAATATATCTTGGCGGATAAGGGTGGAATGCAGACAGCTCAATCCATTCATGTTCAATTTACTACGGATGAGAGCGTATTCCGCTTTGTCTACAGGGTAGATGGGCAACCGATATGGAATTCGGCATTGACTCCCTATAAGGGAACTGTTGCTAATTCCCTGAGTCCATTTGTAGTCTTAGCAACCAGGTAGATTTAAGGGGAGGGCAATCCCTCCCCTTTCCTAAAATAATTCAAGGAGGTAAAAATGGAAATTTGTTTACCAGAAGTTACAAAAATAGTGGAGGCACTTACTCCACAGGTGGGAGCGGGCGTCACGGGCGATTATGTATCATTGAAGAATGTGCATAGAGCCTTTGTGGTGGTTCATGTTGCTCAGGGTGATGTGGCACAGATGGCGATAAGCATTGAGCAGGCACCAGATGTTGCTCCAACTAGCAGCAAGGTAATCACCGTTGTAGTGCCGATTTGGGCGAATGAGGACTGTGTTGCTACTGATACCCTTGTCCGCCAGCCCGATGCGGTGAACTTCACACTTTCGGCAGTGGCAGCGCACAAGGTGGTCATATTCCAGATTGATCCGTCTACACTTGATATAGCCGGTGGGTTTGACTGTATCACGGTGAAAACTGGTGCTTCCCATGCTAATAACCTGACTTCGGCTATGTATTACCTGTGCGAGAGATACCAGCAAGCGACACCGCCATCAGCCATACTTGACTGAGGTAACTAATACCTGAAAAGTGCAAAAGGAGCAGGGAACGTAAAGCCCTGCTCCAACCCGTTAAACATCGCATAGTAACATATGCGAAAAAATGAAATCTTAGGAGGTAAATATGAGCGATTACATCGCAGGAAAAGCATTAAGGAAATTGCAACTAGGCGCGAAAGTTGAACGAACCACCGCGAATCTGACTACTGGACTTGCTCTGTTCAATATCCTTGGTGGGAGAGTTCAATTAAACCTGATTGTGGGTGAAGTAACGACCATTATGCAGGCAGGTGCTAATGCCTGCAAACTTACAGCAGATCCCACCATAGGGGCGACAACTGACTTATGTGCCACGGCTGATATGGATGCTGCTGAGGCGGGAACATTAATTACCATCTCAGGTACTGCGGTAACAGCCATGCAGCTTGGTAAATCAGGTTCAGTACGTGGACAGGATTCTCCTGTTATTCTAGCAGTTGGACAAATGATATGGGTTCAGGCTGCGGTCAAAACAGGCTCCGTCAAGTGGACACTCTTTTACATTCCGATTGATGACGGCGCCTATGTGACGGCGGCATAATTCAAGATTCAAGCGATGAAAGGGAGGGGTTTCGGCCTCTCCCTTTTAACAGGAGGCAAATATGGCTGGAACTATAACTTTTACAGAAATAACGCATGGCACAGTCAAAAAGATAAAAGCAGCATGGACAACGGGCACAGGTGCGGATATAAATAAGGCTGACGGCACAACCACCAATTCATATTCTGGTCGTCTTCTAGGAGCTATCACAGTGCCAAGTGGTGCTCCCGATGCTCCAACAAATCTTTACGATATAGCAGTCAACGACAATGATTCGGTAGATGTAGCTTTGGGGGCTTTGGTTGATAGAAGTGCTACTGTTACTGAGTTCGTAGCTGAGGCATCAATGGCAGGCGTTGCTCAAAGTAAGTTGACTATTGCCGTTACTGCTGCTGGAGACACTAAGAAAGGTACTCTTTATTTATTCATAAGATGACAAAAGAAATAGAGATAGAAATGGCTATTAGGGAAGCTCCTGAAAATGCCATGTTAAAACGGAGGAAGAAACGTGTTAAAGCTAGAGACAGTACCCGTAAAAGAACCTCTAACCTTAGCCGAGGTCAAAGCGCACCTGAGAATAGATAGTGTCAGCTTTGCCGAGGATATAACCACCAAGCAGAGTATTGCCCCGGGAAGCCATGATATGGCAGAAGATTATTCGCTTGAAGGGGCATCCGTTGATGTATTAGGCTATTCTGTTTTGGTGAATCTGGATGCCGGCGAATGTGGAGCTGACGGAACTGTTGATATCAAACTCCAGGACAGTGATAATGGGACAACTTGGACAGATGTGACCGATGGTGCCTTTTCGCAAATAACAGAGGAAAACGATAATGCCATCTATGAGAAGGCATACACAGGCACAAGGCGCTATCTCCGTGCTGTCGCAACCGTGGCTGTGGCTGCGTGTGAATTCTCAGTTAGTGTCATTAAGGATGCCTCCACTTCCGTTGAGGATGATTTACTCAATTCCTTAATTACTGCTGCGCGGCAATATTGCGAGGGCTTTCAACGCAGGGCTTATATTTCCCAGACATGGCATCTGTGGTTAGATGAATTCCCCAATAAGGCATACATCGAAATTCCATTGCCTCCATTACAAGCTGCAGGCGTTTCCATTAAATATTATGATACCTCTGATGCTGGAACGGAATGGCCAACCTCTAATTATTTCGTTGATGCTAAGAGTGAACCCGGGCGGATAGTCCTGAACTATGGGAATATATGGCCATCAACCGCATTGAGACCAGCCAACGGAGTCTGTGTCACTTTTATTGCAGGCTATGGACTTCTTGCCTCCGATGTTCCCAAGAAAGTTAAACAAGCGATGTTATTACTTGTATCTCATTGGTACGAAAACCGAGAAGCTGTAGCAACTTCTGGTGCCATGCCTAAAGAGATACCATTTAGCGTTGAAGCTCTACTCTGGCAGGATAGGTGTTTTTAATGAGGACTGGGCTTTTACGGCACAGATTAACAATACAGATACCAAGTAGGTCCCAGAACGCCTTCGATGAATGGATAGATTCATGGAATGATTGGGCTACGGTTTGGGGAAGTATCGAGCCGAACCTAGGCAAACGCTACTTTGAGGCGAAACAGGCCAATAGTGAAGTCCAGGGCTTAATACGAATTCGTTATCGGATTGGCTTGCTACCCACAATGCGGGTGAAGTATGGCAACCAGATATTCAAGATTATCTCCATAGTTCACCCATTCGAGAGGAAACAGGAATTGCACATTCTGTACACGGAGGCGCTGGACTAATGGATAATCAGTTTTTCAGGATAGAAGGGATTTTGGAAACAGCAAACAAACTGAAGCAAATATCCAATTGCCTAAAAGGGAAGGCAATGGGTGATACTTTATTGAAGCAGGCACAGGTAATCGCTGAGGATGCAAGTGATAGGGCACCTTTAGGCCCAACTGGAAATCTGAAACGATCGCCTATTGCGAAGTTACTGCCTGCAAAGGCTAATTATCCCATAATCGCCATTGCAGGAATTGATAGGAAGATAGCTCCTCATGCCCACTTGATAGAGTTCGGGACTTCAAAGATGTCAGCCAGACCGTTTTTCCGTCCGGCCGTGGATGCTCATAGGGGAAAGGTTGTTGATAACATCAAGGACGGGGCTAAGAGCATAGTGGAGAAGGCAGTGTGATGAAAATAGAGCAAGCAATCAAGAGGGAATTGTTAGCGGATAGTGGAATAACTAGCTTAATCGGTGAACGGCTATATTATGTTAAAGCTCCACAGAATGTTACGAAACCGTATGTGGTATTTTTCAAGGCTTCGGGACCAAGGGAATATTCCCATGATGGGGCTTCAAAATTAGCGCGGCCGAGATTTCAGTTCTCTTGTTTTGCCACAACTTATGATCAAGCGAAGCAGATAGCAGAGGCAATACGGGCAGCGATAGAAGCCTTTAGCGGAACGATGGGTGGAGCTGGTGGAGTTGAGGTAGGTTCATGCTTTTGCATAAACGAAAGCGATATGTATGAAGATAACACACAGCTATTCCATGTAGCGGTCGATTATCTAATCTGGCACAAGGAATAGCAGTTTATAACCATATCACAGGGAGCTTGAAGGCTCTCTTTTTTTATTAAAACAATAGGAGGTAAAAATGGCAGACACAGAAGCAAAATTAGCATTTGGAACAACTCTAATGAGGGTGGATGTACCGATAGCCGAACTTACCAACATTGGCGGGCCGTCATTGTCAGCGGATACGATTGATGCGACAAGCCACGATTCGTTGGTGACTGCTAGTGGTTATCGAGAGTTCATCCAAGGGTTACGAAACGGTGGAGAGATAAGTATTGAAGGGAACTTCATCCCTGGCAATCCGGGGCAGGTGGCTCTAAAGACAGACTTTGATGATGGCTCACTGGTTGCTTACACGATAACCTTCCCGGCGGTCATGGCGACTACCTGGACATTCAGTGCTATCGTGACGGCCCTTGAAACTAGCTCGCCTCTCGATGACAAGGCAAGTTTTACTGCAACACTGAAGGTAAGTGGAAAGCCATCATTGAATGTGGACCCATCAACTGGTATGAGTGTCTTAACAGGGAACTCATATCCAACAGAGGTAGCATTGGTCTTTGTGCCTACATTTGCAATCGGCACCTTCTTCTACACCTGCGATGTCGTCAGCACAAAAACCTATGTGAGGCTATCTCCAACTGCTACTGGTCACACAATCACAATCAATGGCAGTATAGTGACGACTGAAACTGAGTCCGGGGACATCACTCTTGGCGACGAAGGAACAAACACCAAAATTACCATCATAGTATGGCAAGCTGGCAAAGCCAAGAAAACCTATATCGTTTGGGTAACTAGGGCGGCCTAAGACCTAGATTCAATAAGCAAGACAGGGGAGGGGTGAAATCCTCCCCTGCCCCATTTAAGGAGGATTTATGCCTGATAAGGTAAGACCAGAGGTATCAATAACGCTAGACAAAGAACGTCACATCAAATTAGGGATAAGAGCCTGTAAGCGATTTGAAGAATTGACAGGTAAACACATCTGGGCAGCCAAAACATGGGATGATTTATCAATCGAAGATATCAGTCTGTTGCTTTGGGTTGGCTTGCTACACGAAGATCCCAATTTGACCGCTGATGGAGTAGAGGAATTAGCAGACCAATATTCAACGCCTGGTATTGTTGCTAATGCCATGATACAA